AATTATAAGAGCAGGACCATCATAAGCAATACTAGAATTTAGACCTGTGATTGATCTAAGTTTTACGTCAACTCTGTTTACACTATCAACTTGACCTGTAAAGTAAAAACCAGCACCGTGCATTGTTTTCTTAAATGAGTCTCGCCAGTCATTAATTGATCTACCTACTTTAATTACATATGAAAAATCTTGGTAATATAAACTGTCATGTATTTTCATTGTTAATTCTGAAATATGACCATCTTCATTTAAATATGTACCGTCTGTATCAATAACTGTAGCAACTGTTGATGTACCTGTTGCTTGATCTAATATTTTTATTACTGCCGTAGCACCTGAAGTGCTACCTGTAATTGTAGTCTCAGTATCAAAAGTACCTGTAGCACCTGAGAGTGATATTAAGTTTGTGTCTGTATCTAAAGATTTAAATGTTGCTTCAATAGCAGTTGATGATGAGTCAATACCTGTTACAGTTTCGTCTAATGTAAATGTGCCTGATACATCTGCTACAATAGCTTTTGTTAAAAATGAAAATGTAGGTGGTGAAGGAGATAAATGATAATTTATACCTGGGTCAATTCTTTTTACACTTTGAACTCTACCTATTTCACTACCAAAAGCAAATATACTAGCATCTGAACCACCACTATCAGTTGAAACTGCCACAGTAGGAAGTGAAGTATAATTAGAACCTTGATTAATAATTCTTATGTCAGTTATATCTTCGTTACCTGTACCTGACTCTTGTACAATTTTATTACCTGTGTATGGATCGCCTCTTTGTGTTTCATCTTCTAATACAATATGATCGTCAACTGTTGATGTTGATTCTTCTTGTGTAAAACCACCGTTTACAACTGAAACTTTTGCCTGAGCAGAACCACCACCTGCTGTAGTGTTTGTAAAATTAATATCATCACCTATAGCATAACCTGAACCAGCAGCGTCAATAACAAATTGAGTAATACCACCTGAACCTACATCATTAACTTGAATAGAAGCACTTTCACCACCACCTGTAACAGTAATTACATCACCTGTTGAATATAAAGAACCGTCATTTGTGACTGTTGAAGTTGATGGTATAGCACTAACAGTTGCTTTAATAAATTCTGTTGATGAATCTGTTTGTGTGCCTCTTATAGTTTCGTTTGCTGTAAAAGTACCTGATATAGTATCTTCATTTAAAATTAATTCTGATACTTCGTTATCACCTAATTGAAACTTAAAAACGTTTTCTACAATAGCAGTTGCGTCTGAAGATTCACCTGTAATTGTTCTACCTATTAAATTTTCTGTTGAACCAGTTGTAGCAATACATCTTAATATTTTTTTAGTGTTAAATTTACCATCTGAGGCTCTGAATATTTGCTCTTTAGGATAAATTGTTTCAGAGTTTAAACCAAATAATATCTTAAAAAATACTTCATGTCCTCTTGCCGTACCTTTTGATCTATATAATGATTTAATATTTTTAATTAATTTTCTTTTATCTATTTCAGAGTAATTAGTTTCAGGTAAAGTATTTAAAAATTCATTTCTAAATTTAGTTAAGAAATTAGAAATAACTTTATCAGGATCTCTAAACTCTAAAAGTTGTTGAATAGTTTGAACAGGATTAGGTTTGTAACCGTTTATTGTAGCACTTGCTTCAGACGTGTTACCAGTAATTACTTCACCATCTTTAAATTTATTTTGTGATGAAATATATAATTTACCATTACTTAAATCTTCAGTTAAAACTGTAGCAGTGGCATTTGAAGTAGCACCTGTAATAGTTTCTCCTCTTTGAAATTTACCATAAGAAGAAGTTTCTAAAAGAACTTTATCGCCTGCGTCTTCTTGTGTTTTTTGTGAAGTTAATTTTGAAGCGTCAAGTAGTAATTCATTTTCTTGTGTAGTTTCAGTTTCTAATAAAATACCATCTGTTGTTTGTACACTTGTTACCGACAATTCTGCCGCTTCCATAAAAGTGTAATACTGTTTTACAAATTCTAAAAATTTAGGATGTTGCTCTAAAACAAAGTCAGGTGCCTGACTGTTTATCAGATTTGATATTAAATCAGTAAACTTTGCCATTTTTAATAACTACTTGTTGTTGTATAACCTACACCTGCGCTAGCAGAACCTCCGACAAAAGTATCTGCTTCTACCGTAATTGATGAGTTAGCTGTATCTATACTTAATATTTGATCTCTTACAGGAACAATATCATTTGAAGCAGGCTCAACAGTAATTTCTATAACAGACGAAGCAGCCCCTCTAATATTTTCTATTGACGAAACATTTAAAGAGTTTATTGTAATTTGACCTGTTGAATAATTTACTGTGCCTTGTGTGTTGTTAGCATATGTTCTAACTGTACCTACAAAATAATATCTTCTAATATTACCTTCACCATCGTCATCTAAGTAGAAAACGTTTGTTGTATCTCCATCAATTTTAAAACCTGAAGATGATATGACACCTCCTGCTGAAGCTTTATGTCCTGAGTGTGGATTAAAAATACCATTTCTAAAGTAAACATCATATCTTGTAGATGAACTTAAAGTAGGTGTGAAAGATTTTCTAACTTTTATAGTTGTTATATTTGATAAGATTGATGAGTCTGTATCATCAATTTGTTTAACAACTTTTGAATGTCTAAAAACACTATCAAATTTTTGTAGTGTAGTTGAATTATAATTTGTTAATGTATTAATAATATTTGATCTAATAGTATCAGCATTTTTTGTTGTTGCTTTTTCATCAAACTTAGCAGTTGTTGTTAAAATAATATCAGTTGTTTCAGGATCAACAATTACAGGTGTAACTGAAGCAACATTATATTTTTTAAGTTGTGTTACTAAATCATTTTTAGTTTGTGTTGTTAAAGTAGAACCTGAAGCAGCCTTGATAGCAATTTTTACAGTACCGTAAACAGGTGTTTCATCATCTTCACCACCCCAAGCAGAAACAGCTTGTGCGTTAGGATATAATTCTGTTACTAAAGTTTCATAGTCGCTTGTTGTAACTGCTCTATCTTGCCTTGAATATTGTAAAGGTGCGTTAAATCTAATTGACTCTTTTGTTTGAGGATCAGAACCACCTTGTGAATTAGAATTTGTTGTAATTGTAACATCTGAAAACCCACCTATATTACCTGATAATGTAAATGATGAGGCACCGTTTGAAGCCTCTTTATTAGTTACAATATATTCTAAGATTACGATATTACCATCTTCAACTTTTTTACCTAATACACCGTCACCAAAATAAACTTCAAATCTACCATCTTCACTTTCTTGTAAAAAATAAACTTTTGATGTTGAGTCAATAGAAGTTAAGCCAGTAGTTTTTGTATATGTGTTTGTAGTAGTATCACTACTTGAAGTTTGAACTTGAACTTTTAAAGTTGTCATATCTGCTAACGGACTAGGTATTGTAAATTTTTGGTCAGGATCAGCAGTATCAACTGTATACCTAAAACTAACTAAAGTGCCCTCGTAAACATTAACATTAGCAAAATTATAAACACCGTCTGTAGGTGTTATTGTTACTTCGGCATTTGTAATATATTGATAAGTAACATCATCAACTGTTGTTTCAAATGCTGTGCCTTTTGCCATAGTGATAGATGACGTATCAGACGAAACATTATTTACTCTAATTGAAATATCAGCAACAGGTGCCTTTGCCGAAGTAGGTGTGTAACCTAACATCTTAGCAATTGACACTATATTTTTTCTTATGTCTGCTGAATCTAAATACATTTCGTTTGCTAACATATTAGCATTGAAACCTAGATAGTGTGTATTGTATGCTAACAAATCTAAAAGAACAGAGAAACCTGATCCCTCAAAATTGTAGTCTGAAAATTCTGGTTGATTTTGTAAAAATGTTTTTAAGTTAGATTTTATATTATCAAAATCTAAATCTGAGACTGTTAATTTATTACTTGCCATTTTATCTTAATCTTTCTAAAAAAGTTTCTACTGTTACAGGATCAGGATGACCTACAACATAAAAACTAATTCTTAAATTGTATGCGTTTCTATCAATATCAGGACGAGCAAGTATTTGTTGTACTCTTACTCTAGGTTCAAAATTTTTTAATACTTCACCTACATGTCTTTGTAAATTTAAAGCAGTTAATGGTGTAACTGGTTCAAATAACATAGCACGAACATTACAACCTAATTCAGGATGAAACGGTCTGTCAAAGTGATTAGTTTGTACTAAATTTCTAACACTTCTTTTTACTGCTTCAACATCTGTCAATTTATTTACATCATTAGATACTACATTACGACCAAAGTCTAAATCTATATCTTTATAGATTCTTTGGGCTCTTTTAGAGTTATTAGTATTTGTAGCGTCATAACTTGGCATAACGTTAATATTTATACTGGTTATCCTGCGTTTACGTTAGAACTTCCACTTGTCATAGCACCTGCGTCTGCTGAATCACCTACTCTTGCTACAGCAATACCATGTACTCTTACTGTTGATGAACCTGCGTTTACATTTGCTACATGTGGGGCGCAAGGAGGGTTAGGTGGAAAAGGGTGTGATACAGTAGGATCACCTACTCTAGCAATTAATATACTATTTGCTCTAACAGTTGATTGCCCAGGCGTAGCAAGTGTAGTAGTACCTACACATATGTGTCCTGTACTTAAACTATCGCCTTGACGACTGACTGCTGGCATTATTTACCTTGTTTGTTGTAAATTTTAAACGATCTTTTTCTACTTTTATTCATAGAACTTCGTTTTACGTTTTTTCTATTACCTTGTGATGTCTTTTTAGGCACGCTTACATGTGCCACATACGTTTTACTTAATTTAGCCATTATCTATCTAACTTTTTCTTTCTGCCAATAGGTAATTTTATTGAACTTACAATTTTTTTACCTTTTTTACTAATATATTCAAAACCTATAAGTTGATTTTTAAAATTATCTTGTATTGACTTAACTGCTTTCTTAAAACTAGTTGTTTCTTTCTCTTCTTCTTGTCCTTTATCATTCCAAAACTTAAATATTCTCATTTTTGCCATAATTTTATGCTCCATTAAATGCTTCAATGTCTAAACTATCATATTCAGGATCACCTGGACCAAAAAAGTCGTCATTTTCACAACGGCAATGTTTACAACACTCAATTTCTGTTCCTTTATCATATTCTTGTATACATTTTTCGCCACAATGACAAATATGACCGCAATTTAAACAATTTTTACTCATATGACTATTTATCTTAAAAATCGCAACGCATTTTTCCGCTTTTTAAGTTGGTCTCACTTAAATTTTCTAAATTTTCGACTGCTGATTCGCCTATTTTCTCTAAATCAGGCGAAATTTTACAATTTATTGACTTTTTAGAACAAGACGAGAACAAAATGAGAACAAAAGTAAGAAAAATTAGGGATTTTTTCATATTTTTTTTGATTTTTCTGCTTTTTTTGCTTGATTTCTAATCGAATCTATGGTATAGTATGTATATATGAAAAACAAAAACACTAACAAAAGGAAAAACACTATGAAAAAAATAAACTTTGTATCTGCTAGAGACGGTAAGATAGAGTTACATTTTAATGATGATAACAATTCTATGGATTGTACTGTTAAATCATCTGCTAACCCAATTATACTTGCTGACATTATGAGTAAATATGGTTTTGATGATGTTGTAATGGCATCCTCTTCTATGGATTTTGCGTCTGAGAATGGTTTTAAAAAAGACGGTGACGCAAGAAAATTATATAACAACGCATTAAGTTTAATATAAGGAGACTACATGATAAACGTAAATAAAACTGCTAAAACTTTAGATGAAGGTATTAAAAATATGATGTCTGGTGCTAAAGATGATTATAAAAGATGGTCTACCAATACTCACGGTGAACAATCTCAATGGGCAAAAGATTCTGTTGCTGATTGGGATAATAAAACATCTGTAAGACCTGGTAAAAAGTACATTAAGATTGTACAAGAAAACGGAGTATTTGCTTTTATAGTAAAAGAAGACTTTAAACATTTTAAAAAAGGTGATATATTGAAAGCCGCTGGTTTTAATGCGCCTGCTTTAAACTCTGCCAGAGGTAATGTACTTACAGGTAATTATTATATACAATGGACTGGTCCGTTATATATGGATACAAAAAGAAGATTGAGAGGATAATATGAATAAATTTTTTGAATACTTTACAATATTCATGGCAAGTATCGGTACTATCGCAATGTTTGGTGCCGTGGGTGCTATTGAAACAGATCAATGGTTATTGGCAGGATCAATGACATTGTTAGGACTAGCAAGTTTTTCACTTGCTTTATTTTCACAACAACTTTATAAGGAGGACAACTATGAGTAAACTTAAATTTAACGATATGTCAAAAATTTTAGAATGGATTAAAGAGCCTAGTCACTTTGGTTATTTAAACATTTTAGAACAGACTATCAAAAGTGTAAAAGCCGATCAGTTTAAAGTCGGTACAAAAGTTTCATTTGGCAGACCTAATGGTATGAAGCGTATGGGTATTATTGAAAAGTTAGGTAATGTCAAGGCAGTTGTAAGTGTCAACGGTGCTAAGTGGAGAGTACCTTTTGATCTTATGGACGTTGTAACTGCTTAATACAGAATAAGACTACTCCTTTTGTTTTCCCACCGAGGCTAGAGACCTCGGTGGGTTTTTCTTTATATGC